TTACCGAGGGTGCGTTCAAGGATTGGGGTTACCAGCTGGCTCGCGAAGAGTTCGGCGGTGAACTCATCGATGGCGGCCCTTGGGTAAAAATCAAGAACCCAAATAACGGCAAAGACATTATTATTAAAGACGTGATTGCCGACGCCTTCCTGCAACAGATCTTGTTGCGTCCTGCTGAATATGACGTGATCGCCTGTATGAACCTCAATGGTGACTACATCTCCGACGCCCTCGCGGCGCAAGTTGGCGGCATTGGTATTGCCCCTGGTGCCAACATCGGATCTGACTGTGCGCTGTTCGAAGCCACACACGGCACCGCGCCAAAATATGCCGGTCAGGATAAAGTTAACCCTGGTTCGGTGATCCTGTCGGCGGAAATGATGCTGCGTCATCTGGAATGGTTCGAAGCGGCCGACCTGATTGTGAAGGGAATGGAAGCGGCGATCGCCAAGAAAACCGTGACCTACGATTTCGAACGCCTGATGGACGGCGCTAAGTTGCTGAAATGTTCAGAGTTTGGCGATGCGATGATCGCGAATATGTAATGCAGTCATTTTCAGAATAAGCATTGGGGGACGTTGGTCCCCCTTTGTTTTTAACCCTTCAAAAATTCCTCTGCAAAACCCCTGCAAAACTCCTCTGCAAAACCGGACGATATTTGTACTGATCAAATCGCCAAAACAACCCAATCTTTTCCTCGATCATCGTTGTATCTGTCGGTCATTTGCTGGCTTTTATGGCCCAGTAATTTTTGTGTGTCTACGCCCTGGGCACGGTAAAGCCGTTCTGATAATGAGCGCTGTTCATGGAATGTTGGCGGCGTACCTTCAGTCCATTGCAAACCGCTGCGATCCCGAACCTGGGAGAAAGAAGCCGTTATAGAAGCCGCGGAAACTTTGCCTCCACGTTTGGCTATTCCTGTTGTGTGGTGGATGTGCAAAATATAGGGGCTGACAATCATATCCCGGCACCGGGTGATGACGTCCCTCAACGAAACATTCAAACTATTGCAGCGGAGCGAGAGTGGGATCGCCAGTTTCATTCCTGTTTTCTCCTGCTCCACATGCAAGTGGTCGTCCCAGATATCGGAAAACTTCATCCGGGATATATCACCTAGGCGCTGGCCAGTGACGACCGCCAGTAGCATAGAATTTTGAACGTAATTTTGTGCGCTCTCAGCCGCTTTAAAAATCACCTCCCACTCTTCCAGATCAAAACGCTCACGCTGAACTCTATTCAGTGGCTTCCTGGTGGCCATTGCTGGGTTATAGCCAGGGCCAACTTCGCCGGCATGCTGCGCTTCTTTATAGACATCGACCAAAACCATGCGCACGACTTGGGCCATTCTGCGCTGGCCCCTGTCTTTATATTGCTCAATGATGGTCGCAATGTCTTTTGCCCCAACAGATTGCAGCTCCATGGCGCCACACTCGCGTCTGAAAACCTCAATGGGTGCCACTTTTTGCTTAAAAGTGTTTTGCTTGATCTCGCCAGCTTTCAATCTCTCTTTCTGGATCTTTAGGTACTTATCCAGCCAGCTTGAGACAGAGATCGACATCCCGAGTTTGGTACTGATTCTTTCTTTTATAGAGAACATCTGCTTCATCTTTTGTTCAGCCAACCTCGTGTTAGCCTCAATTGCTATTTCCTTTGCTTCCTCCTCGTTATCGCCTAAGCCGTGAAACTTTCCTGTAAATGGATGCTTATAACGCCAATAAACCTTTTTGGTTCTGGCGTCGGTATAGCAGGACAGTCCGAGAATGTTCACGTTGTATTTACGTGGACGTGCCATCTTCGAGAATCCTCATTAAACGTGGATTATCATCCTTCAAGATTACCGGTTTTTCTGACATGCCGATAAAGCGTGCTGACGCTTCAACACGCCAGCAGCGCCCAGCCTTGAAGGGTGGGGGAGATATCATGCCGCTTTTTGCATACTTCAGCAGTGTAGGCTTGCTGGGTACCGGCGCGGAAAACTCATCCTGAGCCCATGCATCTAACGTTAATGTTCTCGCCATAAATTACTCCACACATAAACCGGCTGCACACCGGGTGAAACACAAGATTTAAATGCCCGCTGGTGGACTAAAGCCAGAGAGGATAATTATAAAAATAGGTCAGAAATAGATTGAGTAGCCATAGGCAGACAGAAGCATAGGCACTCCAGAAAACAGCCAGGCCCAACAGCAAGTACGGTCCCCAGTTCCTGGCTAAGTGGCGCTTTATGTTCATCATGCCTCCTCACCAGATTTAACGCTGCCGCCCGCGGCTTTGATCGCATGTTCAACATCGAACTTAGATAGCCACAGGCCCTTATCGTCCGGGATCAGAACACCCCGCGCTGTGCCACTGAAAGGAAGTCCAGCTCGCGCGGAGAATGCTTGTGGCAATTCTACTGGCTTAACATCGTAGGCGCGGCGGGCGCGAAGCTCAATGAGAAGCATGAGAAACTCGGCATCAGTCGGATCATTATCGGATGCTTCGAAAACTTCAATCCACTCAGCTAAACCGCCGTCAGGCTTACGATCACTGATTTTATCGCTCATGGTTTCACCCCACGCAATCCTGGCTCATCTTCAATCTTGCCTTCCAACTGATCTGCTCGAGCTATCAAAGCAAAGTGAACTCTACCTTCGTGCTCGTCTTTTGCATTAAGCACACTGGCGAAATCACGGAGAGCATTAGCGCCTATTGAGGCGATAGCGGCATCGATGGCTGCACCAACGGGGATGCCCATACGCTTCAATGTTGGAGTATTAATATAGTCGGCTCGCATTGCCGCACACTCAGCCGCCAGCTTGTCATAGTCAGCTTTACGGGATTCGTTAAGATCCTTAAGGGTTTCAATTAAGCCGTCACGTTTAGCTATTTCTGTTTTGGATTCGCTATATGCTTCTAGTAGTTCGGGTAAGATGGCCGCATCATTGAATACTTTCTTTAACTCTGGTTTCCACGCCACACATTCATCGTCAGGATCCTGCATGTTATGAACGTAGGTGTTAAAGGCGCTCATGAAACGACCAAAACCACCGTTCTCAATGACCAAGACCTGCCAAGCTCGCATGAAAAATCGACGTTGTTCACGATCTAAATCAGTACGCTGTAATTCTGCCGTGATGTCTTTTACAGACCAACCGCCACCCCAGCGGTTTTGGGCATCATCAGCTGCATGATAAAGTTTCCACATCAGCTCATCTTCTTGGGGATCAGGGCGGGTGATTTTTATTGTGTGTACAGTCATACTTCCTCCGGGGCTTTTATTTCATTGCGCAATGTCGTCTTGTGGCAAAACTCTGCGCGAACTTCTGCCCATACAACGTTGTTGCCATAAGCCACTTTTGCAGCTTTAGCCCACAGCTCTGCAGCTGCCAGGAAGTTACCTAATTTTTCATAGATAACGGCCTGCTGAGATAACTTGAAATATTCTTTATTCATTCTGACCACCAACATTCATGGGCTGGTGGGTTTTAAAAAGCTCATCCCAACGCTTCAGGAACTCGGCCCGAGCCTGTGCCGGCGTTAACGGATGAATAAAGATATCCGCTGGTTTAATACCTTCGAGAACGGGCCAAACACTACCGTCATCTATGTCGAGATCACGACGCTCAGTAGCCAGCATGATCAGGTCTGCCATTTTCACTTCATGGCTAATACTTAGAGGCAACGCATATTTGAAGCGGATCAGGTGGTCTATCTGCCTTTCAATGCGCTGATAATCTGGCAGCAGGCCTTTGAGAGGTTGCGGGATATCCTTACAATAAGCCTCGACCGCATCATGCAGCAGCGCTTCCCGGGCATAACGGCGCGGTACCAGGTAGCTGGCAAGAACAGAGTGTTGCGCCACGCTGTAAAATTGCGGGATGTGCCCACCAAAGCGGCACTCATGGGAAAGCGATTGTGCGATGTCCTCTTTATTGATCGCCCCAATATCTGGCGATAAAAAATTGAAATGTTTACCGGTATAAGTTGTTAACCACGTCATTTTTTACTCCACAATTTATTATCGAAATAATCTGCACATTGATTTCGGGTTGAACGGATCCCTTGCCTGATACGGCAATTATTTTTAGGAATAACGATTCACTAAATACCCCAGGTCAACGGGGTATTTAAGGCGGCGCTATCAGGCTTTGAATTCACCGATAAACGTTTCTACTTCAACATCGGTGAAATTGGTCTCGAGCAGCTCGCGAAACTCGGTGGCCATGAGTTCTTCAGCTGTTTCCAGTTGCACAATACGCAGAACTAGTACCGGAGTATTACCGCCGGTCAATACGCTATAGCGCAGGCGGAAACGTCGCTCATCCAGGCCTTCATATGGCACACACTTAAATTCGAAAGCCGCCGGCATGGCTTCTTTGCTTTTTGCTTCTACGCTCTCCATCACTGAGCGCTTGGCGCCGAAATCACTATCTTCATGATCTGCAGAGCTGGATGCTTCGATGGTAATTTTACGGACGCCGCCTATCGCTTTCTTAATGTCCAGCACTTCGCCATCAGCAGTGAAAGCCATCAGAAATTCCGACCAGTCTTCCAACCACTCAGCTAAGTCTTTTTGTGAGTTTTTATCGCCATTGATATTCAGTAAAGCCTGGAATGGTGCTGTGCGTTTCAGTTTCAAAACCGCGGTGTTATCTGCATGACCTGGTGCATCTAGAGTGCCAAGGTTAAACACAGTGACCGCTGCCATGTTGTCAGCATTAATAAAACTGCGGACGCCTTTGCCCGCGTAATCTTTGCAGTAGCGGGAGAAATCATGAATGCTGGCAGTTTCCATTTTTCCGCGGAAGCGGAAACGGCCACCGTGCATATTTTCCAGGGAATGAATACGTACAGATTCCGGCAAAGCAACTGCAGGGCAGTCAGCCGATGACAGGCGTTCTTCCAGCAGGGCGGAGAGGGACATATCGCGTACTTCTTTGATTGCTGATGCATCTAAAACTTGAGACATAAATATTTCCTTTATCGGGTAGGTTAAACGATGCTTATCGCGCGTCGCGGAGCTTGCCGTCAGGATCTCCGCCAATTGTGAATAGTTGGCCTTGGTCTTCTTGCATAATTGTCAGCTTGCCGCCTTTACCCACGTACATTGGGGTTTCGGTGGTGTCTTCCTCGGACGTTTTCCCGCGAGGCGTAGGCGCAGAGAATTTCAATTTGTGAGCCAGCATTACGCGTTTTTCTTCCATCGAATTACTGATCCGGGAAACATCAATCTCGATGGTCACTTTGCCTTTACCGCCGTTATTCAGCACACCCAGAGCGGCGGTATTCAGTGCGGCGGCTATTTTGTTTTCGAAGATTCCGGCGTCGAGTTCGGAGAGAAACTCCGGGACGTTGGTCATACGGCTTTCAGTCATTGTCATGCCCTCATTTATCGCAGTGCACCCTGCAGTTAATTACTCACACACATAGCGAAGGGCACCGGCCGTGGCTTTATACTGTATAAGGGTTTAAAAGGATAACCCGCCCGGTACTCTTCGCTATGCATGTTAAAAAGGACGGCTGACCCCGACAGGACACTTTCCTCACTCCTCCGTTAAATGGTTGATTGAGGTGGGCCAGCCGCTAAGCAGAACAACACACAGCATCACTTTCCACGGTGATTAGTGCCACACTAACGCAGTGGCTTCGGGGCTTTAACGTCTTCCGAGTAGCGACATCACTCGCCGTTTTTATGTAGTAGTTACGCCCGAAAGCTGATCCTAAACCACACGACTCTGGATTCTTGAATTAGGTGCCCATTACGCCGGGCCAGCGGCTCTTTAAGCCTCACGGGGCATTCTTTCAGCGGGATACAGAGCGAAACCGCTTTCACTGCCGTGACAGGGAGGGCTACTTGTCGTTCACCTTCTCCATTACACAACCGGCTTTCACCGGAGGCGACCCGTAACGAACTGTTTGTAGTGCTGTGGTGGCGACCCTTTCAGGCCACAGTGATGGCGTTTCCCTCCAGTTCCCATCCTGACTGTTACCCCTGCGTATTGTTCATACCGGGCTTTAATCACCACAACGGGGAGAGCACTGGCTGACCGGTTGGTTTCAGCTATACCGGTTCTTAACCTTGTTCAGTGCTCTTTCCGTTGGGTGCTGGTCTTTCCCAGCCGTCAGCGGGTCTACTTCCTCGCCGTCACTGCCACTGTAGAGCCGGACATCCGCTCCGGGATTTTTAAGGCATCGGCGGCCTGTTGCGATGGTAGGAGCTGGTCCCTACATTTGCCGGGGAGGTTATTCGCCTTAATCCCCACCGTTCCATACCCTGGCACTGGGCGGCACTCGGTTTCGCGCATCAGCCTGCGCATTCACCACAACGAAAAGAGCACTCATCGTGCAACAGGCTCCGATATTTACTCGGGCTTAGTGAGATACGGTTCCCCAATCTCACGAACAGCCTCGGTCACTTGAGTTGCCTTTCTCCTGATGTTCCTTGCGGTATCGAGTCCGACTCGGAGTGCTCTTATCGTTGCGTGCCGTCTCTTCCGGCTGCCAAACCTGATCGCCTCAGCGGTTAACTGACATGTAGGCCATAACACCTTGGCTCATCCTTTCCTGTTCTCTGATGTGCTTTTCCCTGCGAGATACAATTCAGGGGTAAGGTGCTACATCAGCAGGCTTGTTGCCGCTGCAGGATGCGCCAGCGGATGAGTATAATTTATGCTTTAAACGCAAAATCGTCAAGTGGGTGATTTGCATTATTCGCATATTTACAGTTGAGACACTGCCGGGACAGCAAACGAGGCGAAAAAAAGCCCGGCAATGCCGGGCTAGATTGTGAGTTTTTTTATAAAACGAGTGGGTTATCCGTGTCTGCGGATCTGCTGTGGTTGGCTGGCAATAACTTTGCCTTCAATGTGTAACAGGTCTTGTTCTTGTTCTGTAATAGACCAGGCCTCATAGGCTTTATTATCTGATATGACACGTAATTCATATTTGACTTTTTGGAGTCTCTTAACAAACAAATCTCCATTAAAATCAAAAACATAAATACCATCACCATCAAATGACGTTATTTTGTTATCTACAAATATTAAATCATTGGGATTTATGGTGCCTTCCATTGAGTCGCCTCTAACGTTAATCAATGTCACAGTTCCTTCTGCGCGCCCACCGAAAACATTTTTAGCATAATCAACATCATACTCAATAGAGTTTACTATTTCGATTACTTCGCCGGATAACGCCCCAGCACCAGCACTAGCGGAAACATCAAGAATATCAACCCTATACACATTCTTTTCCCTTGCAGTGTGATTATTAATACTGTTTGTTTGCACAGTATTAACTAAATCCTCACAAATGAAAAGTTCTGTAACAGGTACAGAGAGTGCTTTTGCAACTTTGTTGAGCACTTCCTCAGTAAATGACTTCTGTAAGCCCCTCTCAAGACGAGAGACATTACCCGGGTCGCTCTCTAGAGCTTCGGCCAGTTCAGTAATTGTCATGCCGCGCTTCTGGCGCAGAGCACGAATGCGATTTCCTATTTTCATATGCATATTACAAGGTTTTTATGCGTTAAATGCAAAGCGGCTTGCGCAAATTACACCACCCATTTAATATGCTTAAAACGCAAATAAAGAGGGCTGGTATGCAAACGCCACTGAGAAAAATGCGGATTGAGCAAAATCTTACTATTCAAGATGTTGCAAAAGCCACAGAGATCGACGTAGGAAACCTGAGCCGCATTGAGCGAGGTAAACAAGTTACTTCGCTTCTGATTGCCGAGAAGCTTTCAAAGTTCTTCAACGGAAAAATCACAGAAATGCAGATCTTATTTCCTCAGCGCTTCATGACTGCTGATGATGTTACAGAAGTCGAGAAGTCCAAGTAACTACCAGATGGAGAGCAACATGGTAGACATAAAAAAGACCGTGAAATTAATGTGCCAGGCCTACCCTGGCGGCCGATCAGCAATGGCCGGTGCTCTTGGGATGAATGAAACCAAGTTCAACAACAACCTGTACGAAAAGAATGGATGCCGGTTTTTCGAAATAGCTGAACTTGAAGCTATGGAAGACCTGAGCGGCACCAGCTTTCTGGCCGAGCATTTCTCGCAGCGTCGTGGCGGGTTATTTGTCGATATCCCTCAATTTGAAGAACTTGACCAGGTTGAGCTGTTCAGCAAAAGCATGCGCACAGCTGCACATCGTGGGCACGTCGACATGATCATTCAGTCTGCGCTTGAAGATGGGGTGATTGACGAAGCTGAGGCAGAAGAGATTAACACCTACCACCGCCTTCATTTGGCAGCGCGTGATGCAGAGGTAAGGGCAGTGATCGCTCTATTCGGAAAGAAGTCTAAAACCGCAAAGATTGACGCCCAGAGTGTGCAGCTCCGGGCGTCAGGCGCGAAAAAAACAGATGTGGAGTAATTATCGCATGAACAGTTTACTCAAAAAAGCCGGTGTACCGCAATTGCGATGTGTGCCGCTGGCTGGTGGCACGACTGGCTTTCTCTCGTATGAAGTGATGATAGATGGCCAGTGGATCCCGAGCAACTACCAGTTTGCCTGCTGGTGGGTAGGTCAGGTGCAGGCGCGTAGCAAGAGGGTGACCGCATGTCTGAAACAACCCAAAAGATTGACCGGTACTATAAGGATTGGCGGGGAGTTATGGTCCACGTCGTGGGTTTCGACCGAGTCGGCAACCGAGTCATCTTCATGCGATCAGGGTATGCGCATGAGTGCGCCCAGCCTCTTGAACTGTTCCGCCAGAAATTCACGAGGGTCTTATGAGCGTTAAGTTATCGTCTTACGTTTGGGACGGTTGCGCCGCTGCAGGCCTGAAAATCTCCGCTGTGGCAATCATGGCGCGCCTGGCTGATTTTAGTTCAGACGAGGGCTTGTGCTGGCCTTCTATCACGACAATTGCTCGTCAGCTCGGCGCTGGTGAAAGCACTGTACGTACAACGCTGGGTAAGCTTGAGGCTGATGGCTGGATCACAAGCACTCAGCGCCGCAAGGGAAATCGCAATACCTCAAACATGTATCAGCTGAACATCGAGAAGCTTCGTGCTGCTGCTCACCTGTCAGATTCTGACGCGTCAAATTCTGATGCATCAAAATCTGACCCGTCAAAATTCGACGCCTCAAAATCAGGAAAAAAAGCCTATTTTGACCCGTCAGAATCTGGGGGGGATCCGTCAGTAAATTCAACACAAGATCCATCAGATATAAAAACCCTTTGTCCGCCGGCTGCGCCGACCGACCCAGAGGTTGAAATTACTGATCAGGCAAAACAGGTCCTGAACTACCTGAACCAGCAAACCGGCTCTCGTTACCAGGTCGGCCGCTCCTCACTGGAGAACATCCGTGCCCGGCTGCATGAAGGGTTCACGGTACAAGAGCAACAGCTCACAGTCGATTACATGCAAGCCAAGTGGGGCGGCGATCTGGAAATGGCCGAATACCTGCGCCCTAAAACGCTTTTCCAACCGTCTAAGTTTCCCGGTTACCTCGAGGGTGCCAAGGCATGGGAACGTCATGGCCGCCCAGCGCGCAAGGGCGGTAAGTGGGAAGGGCTCGAAGGCGCTGTTGCTGATAATTCAGAACGTGACGCCGCATACCGCCGGTTCATTAGCGGGATTGGATCCAATAATTCGCCAAGCGAGCTGGAAAAAATGGTGTGCACTGAAGCGAGCAAGGCTGGCGTGCGCAGCATGCAGACATCTTTCGCGGTATCGACTTGGAACCGCATTTGGAAAGAGTGCCAGCAGCGCATGCAGGGAGGTAAGGCAGCATGAAAATCCCAATTCAACAACTGGTCATTGCTGATATGACCGAAAACCAGAAACCGCGCTCTACCCGCGAGATCGCAGCGGACATATCAGCGACAACGGGGCGACCAACCAACTCCTCATGCGTGTCTACCGTGATGCAGACGCTAAAAAATCATCGTGATCATTCTCTCGAAATTACCGGCCCGCTACATGCGCGGAAATACCGCCTGAAGCCGTCACTGAAAGAAATCAGCCAGCAGATCGAAAATCGGCTTTGGGCGCTGCGTCGCGCTAGGGGGCATGCATGAAAATATTGGGCACGGAAATTATCCCACTTAAAACCGTCGCAAAGCTTTGTTGGCGTAGTTGGAGACTTTACCGGGTCAGGCAGCACTGGCGTAGTGACCAGTGGCTACGCCGAACGGCGAAAGAACGGGATTGGGCAATGGCGCTGAGTTACTTCAACTTCGAGCGAAATTATAGGTTTGTCAAACTAATGGCATCGGTAGTCAGTGATAGGGAGAAGGTATGAGCGCTTATTTAGAGGCATTGAACGAACAGAAGGCTTTACCGACTCACTTATTGAAAGATATCGGGGATCAGTGGCGCACGCCTGAAGCCTTGTTCTGGGGCATCAACGCTATGTTCGGTCCCCTGGTCCTCGACCTGTTCTCAGATGGCGAAAACAGCAAGTGCCCGGCGTTTTACACCGTTGAGGATAACGCGTTGATTCAGGACTGGTCCGCCCGCCTGGCAGGATTAAATGGCGCAGCGTTCGGCAACCCGCCTTATTCCCGCCCGACTCAACATGACGGCGTGAATATCACCGGCATGGTCCAAATCATCAACCATGCCATGAAAATGCGCGATCTCGGTGGACGCTACGTTTTCCTGATTAAAGTCGCTACCTCTGAAACATGGTGGCCTGAGAGCGCGGATCACGTTGCCTTCATTCGTGGTCGTGTTGGCTTTGATGCGCCGTTGTGGTTCAACCCTGCAGATAAAAAACAGGTACCAACAGGCGCATTTTTCGCGGGCGCGGTCGTGGTGTTCGATAAGACGTGGTCTGGCGCCAAGATGAGTTACATCGGCCGGTCAGCGCTGGAAACGCAGGGCGAGATGTTCATTGCTCAGATCCGCCGCGAAGCCGAGAAGCTGGCGCCTAAAATCGTACCGCAAAATATCCCTGAAATTATTCCGCAGGAAGAACCTCAAACCGACACCTTAGAAAAAGTGTTGCCGCTGAAAAAAAAAGGAAATTATTCAGAAGAGTGGCGTTTCTACGTGGGCATGTGCAGCTGCAGCTTTCGGGGATAAGCCGGAATTTAGCTTTAACGAATCCAGGTACGCTCACTCGTGGGCCGATGATTCCTTCGAGAATCCGAGTTTTGTTGTTGTATCACCGGAAATCATCAAGAAAGCAATTGGCTACCGTGATGCCCACTTGCATGAAGTGAAGCTTATTTCATGGATAAGTACGGGTTTCTTTGGTCAGGGCATTCATGAAGACGTATTGCAGAGACTCAATACGATTGTCGCTGAGGTTAGTTTAGAACCGGGATTCTGTATGGCAGATTTCTTGTCGGTCATTGCCAAATTTGAAGTTGAGAGCTTTTCAAACATTCGCGTTCTGCGTGGAAAAGTGGCGGACAGCCTTCCAGAAATGCTCAATCGTGGCAAGGAGGTGTGTGCATGAATGAGATGCAGACTCTCTGGCTCCAACAATACAAAAATTACCTCAAGGCTTGTTCCCCTACGGGGGAACTTAGCACCTTCGATTATAACGCAGCGCTGGCGCATGCCGACGCCGTTATGAATAGCCTGATCATGCTTAAGGATGAAGGCCATGCGCTTAACATTGCCTTTCCCACCTAGCGTTAACGGCTATTGGCGGTCAACTAACACTGGAATGAAGATCAGTGAAAGAGGTCGTTTATTTCGAAGTAATGCCATAGCGGCCATTTACGAGCAACTGAGGCGCCGACCAAAGCCGATCATGACTGAAGTTGCAGTGCACGTTGTTTTGTTTCCACCGACAAGGGCTAAAAGGGATCTGGATAACTTCCAAAAGGCCTTATTCGACTGCATGACGCATGCAGCCGTTTGGGGAGATGACAGCCAGATAAAGAGAATGGTGGTTGAGTGGGGACCGGTAATAAAAGGCGGCAAAGCAGAGATAACGATTACTGAATATCAAACCGCCGGTGTGCAGCCGGTATAAACGTGTGGAGTGATTATGTCGATGAATCTTGGACAAGCCTTATCAGGAAAAGCGGTCACTATGTCGAGTAGGGAGATCGCTGAACTGGTGAAGAGTAAGCACAGCGACGTGAAGCGGTCGGCCGAACGTTTGGAAACTGGTGGAGTTTTAACCGCGCCGTTGGCGCAGTTCGAATTTGAGCATAACGGGAACACCTATTTCGAGTACCGATTCAATAAGCGTGATTCACTGGTGCTGGTTGCACGTCTCTCCCCGCTGTTCACCGCTGCGGTTGTAGACCGTTGGCAAGAGTTGGAAACGGTGAGCCAGTTGCCGCAATCGCTCCCTGAAGCTTTGCGCCTTGCTGCTGACCTGGCAGAGGAAAAGCAGAAGCTCGAGTTAAAACTCGCCGTGGCCGCGCCAAAAGTTGAATTTGTGGATCGGTATGTAGAGGCCAGCGGTTCAATGGGTTTTCGCCAGGTCTGCAAACTGCTTAAGGCAAAAGAGCCCGATTTCCGGTTATTCCTGTTGGATAGAAAAATCATGTACCCACTGGGTGGCCAGATGACGCCATACAGCGTACACCTCGAGTATGGCCGCTTTGAAGTGAAGACTGGGACGAATGAAAACAATCGGCATAACTTTAGCCAGGCCCGCTTTACGCCAAAAGGCATCAAATGGGTTGCGGGCCTATGGATTGAGCATCAGATAGGGGAGAACGCGGCGTGAGAGCAATATTAACGCCATACCCTCAACGCGACGCGGGGATCGTAATTTTCAAGCCAGACGGCGAGACAATGGGTATGTTCCAGCAGCGCCGCCTGCTTGTCTCATACGTTCCGGATCACATGTCAGCCTTTCCAATCGGGGAGGTACCGCCGGTGATTCAGTCGCTGCTGGATGATGACCGGTTGAAAGTCTTCTTCATGGATAAGCGCGTGCTCAATGCCGCTGGTGGGCTCGACAGCATGAAAATATGGCTGGGCTACGGCAAGGATTGCCAGTGGAAGCACGGCGATGGGTACCACGATAAAAACCTGACAGTCACCGATTATGAGTTAAGCGCCGTCCGCCTGTGTTGGCATCACGACACTAAGCTGCGTGGCCATCTGGTCGAAGGTTTAGACGAGCTGGCTTACTGCAATCAGGCTGAATACGTGATCCGCGCCGCAATGACCCAGTTGCAGCTACCGCAGGGCCACCAGCTAAGTTTCCCCGAGTTGTGCTGGTGGGCTTGTGTTAAGGGCGTTGTTGATGCGTTGCCGGAGTCAGCTGCGCGCGTTGCATTGCGTCTCCCTGCGCTTGAGCCGGTTAAATCGGTTGGTAAAGAGGCAGACATACAGCCTACTCAGGCAGCAACGGAAATAATTCTTGAAGTGGCAGAAAGGGTAAAACCGATCCTGAGTCTGGTTATCGACCCCGAGACGCCAGAAAGCTTTATGTTGCGGCCCAAGCGGCGGCGCTTCGAGCACACAAAATATACCCAATGGGTAAAGCGGCAGCCGTGTTGTGGCTGCGGCAATCAGGCTGATGATCCGCACCACATCACGGGGCACGGCCTCGGCGGTATGGCGACAAAGGCGCATGACTTGTTCGAGATACCGCTGTGCAGGCGCTGTCACGACGAGTTGCACGCTGATACAGCAACCTGGGAAGAGGCAAACGGAAGCCAGGTGGTACTGCTGGTTAAGACTTTAGATAAAGCGCTGGCGATGGGCGTGATCGCCACCAGCAAAACAAAATAGTGTGGGGTTATTGATGCGTGATATTCATGAGACTTTAGAACTTTGGGGTGCCTGGGCGGCCAGTGATAATAGTGGTGTTGATTTTTCTCCAATAGCGGCAGGATTTAAGGGGCTGCTGCCACAAACTTCTAAGTCACGCTTACAGTGTAGTGACGATGAGGGAATCATGATTGATGGTTGTGTAGCAAGGCTGAAAAAGTACAGACAAGAAGAATATGAATTAGTTATTTTGCATTACGTTTTTGATCTGTCGCTGAGAGCAATCGCGAAAAGACGAAAGTGCTCAGACGGAACTGTGAGGAAGGATATGCAAACAGCACAAGGATTTATTTCTGGTATAATCAGCATGTTACCGTAATAAATACTAAAGCAGCCCACAGATGAGGGCTGTTTTATAGATGGGGGAAAATGCTTCTGAGTGTGTACCAACACCTTGAAAAGGTCAGCATCGATATAATAAGAGAAGAAAACCCCAGTAAAACGAAAACATAATCGATTGGTTTACCGAGGACGTTTACGTCGGATGAAAGGAACATGGCAATCATGGGTAATATGCATGCAATAATGAGTGTAAAGCCTGTAGCTAAAAGACGCGCAATGATTGTCGGTAGAATATTATTCTGTTTCAGTGCTTTAATAGCCCCGTCCTTTTTACCATCGGCTGAGCTAAAAATCGATATTGCAGCCAAAACAAAGCCAAAAAGTATCCCTGCAACGGTAGAAAGCACACCAGCAATAGCCAAAACATCCTGATGTTGCATAGGTTTGAAAATTTTGCTGCTGAAGTACGTGATGACTAACAGAAGCGAAAATTTGCCGAGAAGTTGCATAAACTCCTTCATTAGTCATCCTCCTGGTAGTTAGTCTTCTGCGGCAAGCTCGAACTGAGCCAAATATATTTTATTATCAATTTTAGCAGAAATCATAGCAGTCCTGATATCAGAATCAGAAGGATAACCTCCGATTACGTTAATCACTTTTTTGCCGATAAGCACTTGGTCAAGGAGGCTTTTGGGCTTAGTGTTGCTGGGTTCTGTAACTTCAGCTTTCTTAATTTTTAAGCCTCCAGAACCAAAAGGGAAAAGCTCGAGTAATTCCTTTATTGATTCACGGACTGCAGGGGAAAGGTAACTAAAGCCCTCTTTTTTAGGTCTAGCACGTCCCCGCATCGTCAACTTGAAGTGAGCGCCGCCCATGCCAACCACCATGTCGACAATCTGCTTGGTCAAGTTATTGGAAAAGTCGTAATTTGCTTTATTAAAGTTGCGAGGAGCGGCAATTGTCAGATCGCAACTTCTAAGTACGTTGCCTTCTTCGAGTAGCTCTTTCATATCATCTTCCTTCCAAATCGCCTCAAATTTAACCTGAGATTGATCTGTAATTGTGTAAAGAATGAAGGAGAAATCGTTAACTTTTGGCCCCAGGTGATTTAGCGTCAAAACCAAAACATCTGTTTCATAGTAATAAAGAAAGTATGTTCTCTCGACCACGTAGTCGGTATCACTCAGCGGGATTGTTCTCTCACTTCCTGTTGGACCATCTTCAATAAACGGCAGTAATGAATGGCGACGCCAAGAAACGTAGCCAAAATAATACTTAGCAAGCTCATCTTTCTGTTGCAGAACTAATTTTAAGCCTTTCCCATTTGTATCAACGATAAATGTTGTCGGGAAAGCAGCTTCAGTTTCATTGCAAATTTTTTCAAATGCTATGTTTGCGTTTGAAATACCTTCTTTTTTGCTGCCATTGCCCGTGAAGAAACCCACCCTCACCGAGCGTGTTTTTTTGCTTGTATCTGCCGCCATCTCAAATTCCTTTGTAGCGTCGCAATTTGCTGAGTAATAAGTTGCAAACTTTACAACTTAATAGAAAAAAAATCATTAACGCGTACGCAATAATCCTTGTAATCTGTTAAGAGTAGTTACTTAGTCACGTAGCTTACACAATTTAAGACCTCGCTCCGGCGGGTTTTTTTTGTACCAAAGAAAAGCCCCGGCATCTGCCAGGGCTAAATTGTTTGTGGAATGGGCGGCGAACAAGATGCTGATAACATCTTGTACGCCATTCACCCGTTTGAAGGTCACGAGCGAACCGAGGCCCATTGCTGATGTGCACACAGCAATTGGAGCCTATCAAAAAGGGCGACTCTGATCCATGAAAAACACTGTAAATTTAAACAGTATTAATATTGTTTGCGCTGATTCTCTGAATTACATCAGAACCTTACCTGATAACTGCATCGACCTCATTGCGACTGACCCCCCTTACTTTCGGGTAAAATCGTGCAAGTGGGATAATCAGTGGAAGGACGAATCAGCGTATCTGGCATGGCTGAACGAGTTTTTTTTCGAATTCAGGCGGGTTTTGAAGCCATCAGGATCGCTTTACGTATTTTGCGGTTCAAGGCTATCAGCTGACACCGAGCTGCTTATGCGTGAACATTTCAATGTGCTGAACCATATCATCTGGGCTAAGCCTTCTGGGCCTTGGAACCTGCAGCATAAAGAGAGTTTGCGTTCTTACTTCCCGGCGACCGAGCGGGTAATTTTTGCAGAGCATTATCCGGGACCAGTCAGGGGAAAAGGTTCAAGCTATGATGCTCAAGCCAGGCATATTAAAAAGAACACTTTCCAGCCTTTGATCGAGTATTTCAGCAATGCCCGCAAAACATTGGGCGTTACAGCGAATGAAATTAATCAGGCTACAGGCAAGCAGATGGCTTCCCATTGGTTCAGTGAGAGCCAGTGGCAGCTACCAGCAGAAAAAGATTATTTAGCCCTTCAAACTCTTTTTGAGAAAATTGCATTAGAGAAGGGGCTTGAGTCTGGGCTGTTTGCTGATCACGTTCAACTTAGATCCCAAAATCATAGTTTATCTCTGAGTTACGCCCGAGTGATGGAGCAGCACAAAAAATTACGCAGGTCCTTCGCTGTGACATCTTCAGTTCCGTTTACCGACGTCTGGACTTATAAGTCAGTACCTTTCTATGCTGGAAAGCATCCTTGTGAAAAGCCAGCGGCGATGATGGAGGACATTATCAACGCCAGCTCAAAGCCGGGTGACGTTGTGGCTGATTTCTTTATGGGGTCTGGTGCGACTATAAAAGCCGCCAAAAAATTGGGCCGTTTTGCTTTAGGGGTTGAGTTAGAGCAGGAACGGTATGAACAGACGTTATCAGAACTACGTAGTACGAACTCATAAGTCTAAAGATTGAAGCAATAGCTGGTTTAGAGTCATAACGTTTCAGGGCCACTTCGGTGGCCATTTTTTATGCCCTCAGAAAGCTTGCGAGGTCTACAACAGCAATAAGGGGTTTATCAATGTCCGAGCCAATTTCTGGCGCTGCCGTAACGACTACATTAGCCAGCGTCGGTCTTTTTGCTTGGGTGAGTGGCTTAGATTATGGCGTGGTCTTCGGTGCGTTCGCGGGGGCAGTGTTTTATGTCACCTCAGCTGCAGATCTTTCCTATGCTCGGCGCGCTGCCTATTTCTGCGTTTCATTCATGTTCGGTTTACTCGGATCCGGCGTTGTGGGTTCAAAGTTGGCGAGCTGGCTTGGCTACACAGATAAACCATTGGATGCTCTGGGTGCATTGATTATCGCGGCGGTGGCAGTTCAGTTGCTCACTTTCGCGAGCAACAGGGCAAAAAACCCAATCTCACTGATAGAACGGTGGAGGGGGCAAGATGGTAATAAGTGATCCGCTGGTGGTAGGTAACGTGCTGCTCTGCTCGTTAATCGTCCTGCGCTTGAGCCTGTTTCGTAAAAATGGTGCACGACACCGCACATGGGCTTCATGGCTGGCTTATCTGCTCATACTGGCATATTCAACCGTTCCAATCCGTTACATGTTCGATCATTACACCAATACCCATTGGGCCGCTTTCGTTATCAATGCGGTGATTTGCGTTGCTGTTTATCGGTCAAGTGGCAACGTCGCAAAACTCTTCAGCGTGCTGAGACATCAATCATGAATCAAAACACTTTTCAGAAGGCGGCTGGCATAAGCGCCGAACTGGCCGCGCGCTGGTTTCCGTATGTTGTGGCCACTATGGACGAGTTCGGCATCACGACGCCAACGCGTCAGGCGGCATTCATTGCACAGGTTGGCACTGAGTCTGCCGGGTTTAAAACTCTTTCTGAGTCGTTCAACTATTCAATTGCAGGCCTTTCCATTTTCGGCAATCGCCTTACTGCTTCTCAACGTGAGCAGCTCGGGCGCCGTAATGGTGAAATCTCGTTGCCTGTAGAGCGGCAGCGCGCCATTGCCAATCTGGTTTATGGCGGTCGCTATGGCAACAAAGCCGCAGGCGATGGGTATAAATTCCGTGGTCGTGGTTTGAAGCAAATCACCTTCCTCGATAATTATCTGGTATGTGGGCGTGCCCTGGGCATTGATTTGATCACCAATCCCGATCTGCTGTTGCAAGATGAGTATGCGGCACGTTCGGCGGGCTGGTTCTGGAAGGCCAATAACTGTAACAGCTTTGCTGACGCGGATGACTTCACAGGGCTGACCCAGCGTATTAACGGCGGCACCAATGGACTTGCAGATCGCAAAGCCAGGCTGGTTATCGCAACCAAAGCGCTGGCGGCGGCATGATTAACAAGGTGGCAGTAATAGCTGCATTTATCGGGGTGATCCTCTTATCTATTCTGGTCTGGGCCGCGTTGCATTATCACGGCAAATCAGTTGCCCAGGCGGTGACGATAACAACGCTTAATCAGCAGAAAAATGAGGATGAATTCATCACTTCATCTCAAGCGCTGAGTGTCGGCATATTCAATCAAATTTCAGGAGCCACGCTCGATGCTCAAAAATCCAATGCATCTGCTAGCGAGAGCAGGCAAGTCATTATTAAGACAGTGCTTAAAACTAACGCCTGTGCGATACAGCCTGTTCCTGTTGCCGCTTCTGGTAGCCTGCTCGAGCACTACAACGCAATACGTAAAAGTGCCGGTAACACCAATACCGGCCAGCCTGCTGGTGGATTGCCTGCCGTCCAAGCCACCAAGTGACCCGTTAACGTACGGTGCAAGCGTGCTGTGGAATGAGTTACTGCTAACCGACTTGCAGAACTGCAACAGCCAGATTGATGGCATCCGTCAGATAGAGAAATCCAGGGCCTCGCAATAGCGGGGCTTTTTACTTACTGAGGTTTTCATGACTGAATTAACTTTTGGACAAAAGGCCGTTGGCCTTCGCATTAACCCTTCGCAAGACAACGCTGTTGATACCTGCAAACAGCGTTTTGCTGACGCCATCGACCAGATGCATGAACTGCGTTCAGTCAGCGATTCCCAAGAAGCTAAGCGCCTTGCATCTGTAGCAATTACAGAACTGCAAACCGCACAGATGTGGGCAGTAAAAGCCCTAACTTGGGCAGACTAAAAATCGAAGAGGCCAGACAGAAATGATTAAGCAATTTTTGGAATGGCTAATTAGTCACTACTACACACCGGCCCAAGCGGGCGAACCTCAATCAACAGGAGATGCCATGTCAGAACCATTAGTTGACACATCAGTAGGCACCGCAGCACAAGCTCAGCCAGCAGCAGTAGAAACTCAACCAGCAGCAACGTTGGGAAGCGACACCATACTGCAACCAGTAACATCGGTTGTAGCATCAACCTCAGCACTGGACAAAGCCAAGGCTGATTTTGAGAAGTTCGTGGCCTTCGTAGAGCACGGTATTGCGGTTCTTGGCAAAGAGGCCGAGTCCAAGCTGGCCGCACTGAAAGACGAGTTTCTATAATTAGAATAAAGCCCGGCTGAACCGGGCTAGATATTATCGATTCGATGGATGGATCTTGGCGAGCAGGACTGTAATAAATGATTCTTTTGATATTCCCACGTCATGCGTCCAATCATTCGCTCTGGCAGACAAGAACACGCCCAGCATCCTACGGTAAGTCTCAACATAAGGGGAATGAGAGTTTTTAGTTAAGTCGAATCCTGTATCCCGGAATTTTCCCATTAACTTTAGCATGGCCCCAACGCTCATAAAGTCGGTCTCGTTGTTACCATCAAAGCCAGGGAACTCCAGGGAGTCTTCTCCTCTAAAATGTGGGACAGCGGATGCTACTTCTTCTTTATCTTCCTCAGAAAATCTAGAGTAAGTGTATTTAAGGATATCGAACATATCTAATGTATCAACAACAAGTTTGACATGCTGAGGAGTTGGAGACCCATCATTTAATACTTGATACTTCCAACTTAGCGCCCAAGTGTTGTCTGAATGTATCGCCTCCTCAATTATTTCAGGATTGAAGCTGTCCTTGATTCCTAGTGCTTTATGAATGTCACAAAGCAACAGGATTTGAAGTTTTTCTGCTTGTGTGTAGCTCATGGCTCTTTCCTTATTTAATTGCTGCAAATACAGCACATAAACTAAACACTATTTAATTAAAAAACAGAAGGGCCAATTTTGTCCATACCAGATTGGGAGGCCATTGAATCGGTGGACCGATCTGGCTTGATGCCTGTTCGGGAAATTGCTTTACAGTACAGCATCAAAATACAGGGCGCAGACGCAGAAGCTGAATTGGTCGCGCTAAAAGAAAAGTACCTGTAATTCATCATCAGAACTATCAGCCAAGGCTGGTGGTTCTGCTAATGGTTTGCCTATCCATCCAACAGAGTGAGGGATTTATGAAACAAACCAAACAATTCCAGCTGGCAAAGCTTTATCGCGGCGGCCAGTTCTTCGGCTTTGCTGTCGCAGTTGATGGCGAGATCATTGGCAGACAGGTTAGCTCAAACATCGAGACCTTACCTGGCTCAATGCCCGTGATCAACGCTCAATTCATGCTGACCGAAAGCGAGGTCGAGAACCCTATCATTATCAACATGGACTGACCTATGCCAGCTCGTATCCCACGCGCATGCCGCAAGATTGGCTGCGCCAAGACCACTACCGACCGTTCAGGCTACTGCCCTGACCACATCAACATAGGATGGGATACCCATCAGAACGGCAAGAGCAGGCACGAGCGTGGCTATGGTGTGAGCTGGGACAAGCTGAGGCCGATTATCCTCGGGCGCGACAAGCATCTGTGTCAGGTGTGCAAACGCAACGGTCGCGCGATACCGGCGACCACGGTTGACCACATCAAGCCCAAGGCACATGGCGGCACAGACAACCACGACAACCTTGAGAGCCTGTGCTGGCCCTGCCATAAGGCTAAGACGGCACGCGAAAGGCTGGGGTAAACCGGCAGGTCAAGGCAAATTAATTGCAAATGCAACTATCACGCAATAAATGATAATTATTATCATCCTGATGGGGAGGGCGGGGCGATAGTTCAGGGCCTTGCCGCTTTGGGACCGCCGCCTAAGTTTTTTCACACGCCCGCAGGTTACAAATCTTTTTTAGGGGTCCCCTGAGGATCGATTAATAGGAGTTTTCAATCATGTCTGGACCACCGAAAACCCCGACGGCTCTGCGTTTGGTGAAGGGTAACCCATCCAAACGGGCTATCAACAAGACCGAGCCAAAACCCCCTTCTGGGGTACCCCCAATTCCAAAGCATTTTAACAAGCAGGAGAAATACTGGTTCAAGCGGATCGGGGAGGAGTTGGACTGTTCCAACGTGATCACAAAACTCGATGGCATGGCGCTGGAACTGCTCATCGGCGCGTATGTTGAATGGCGCAAGCACCGGGACGTAATCGATCAAGTTGGCGAGACTTACAACGTGACGAACATGCAGGGAGAGACTTTGGTAAAAGCTCACCCGCAGGTTGCGATGATGTCAGATGCCTGGAAACGCCTGCGTGCAATGATGTCCGAATTCGGCATGACTCCAGCCGCTCGCAGCAAAGTCAGCAGCGAAGGAAAAGGGGAAGCCGACCCACTCGAAGAATTTTTGAAAAAGCGCAAATGATGAATGGCAACCGTTTCGGAAGGTATTCAGTACGCAGAAGGCGTGCTGGCTGGCGAGATTGTTGCTGGCGAACTGGTACACCTTGCGTGCCGGCGATTCCTTAACGATTTAGAGCATGGGCCGGAGCGCGGCATCTACTTTAACGAGGATCGCGCCCAGCACATTCTCGATTTTTATGATTTTGTTCCCCATGTCAAAGGCGCGTTGGCCGGTAAGCCAATAAAGTTAATGGCTTGGCACGTCTTTATTTTGATTAACCTGTTTGGATTTGTGATCCCGCTCATCGACGAGATGACCGGCGAGCAGATGTTCGACGACGATGGCGACGGCATTATGGTGCGCCGTTTCCGCACTGCCTATGACGAGGTAGCGCGTAAAAATGCCAAGTCTACGCTGTCGTCCGGCATCGGCCTTTACATGACCGGCGCGGACGGCGAGGGCGGCGCGGAGGTTTACTCAGCAGCCACGACACGAGACCAGGCGCGTATCGTTTTCGAGGATGCAAAAAACATGATCAAGAAAGCGCCCCGTTCGCTGGGCCGCCTGTTTGGTCACGTCAAACTCAATATTCATCAGGAGCGCACGGCCTCCAAGTTCGAGCCGCTTTCAAGCGACGCGAACAATCTCGACGGTTTGAACATCCACTGCGGCATTGTCGATGAGCTTCACGCTCACCGTACGCGTGACGTATGGGACGTATTGGAAACGGCAACGGGCGCCCGCCTGCAATCGCTGCTTTTCGCCATCACTACCGCAGGATCCAACAAAGACGGGATCTGCTTCGAGCAGCGCGATTATGCCATCAAGGTGCTGCGCGGCGTGGTGGAAGACGACACGTACTTCGCGATGATCTACACCCTCGATGAAGGAGACGATCCCTTTGACGAGAATAATTGGCCGAAAGCTAATCCGGGACTTGGGATTTGTAAGCGCTGGGATGACATGCGCCGGTTGGCCAAAAAAGCCAAAGAGCAGATCGCCGCGCGCCCGAATTTCTTTACCAAACATCTCAATATCTGGGTTACAGCAGAAAGCGCCTGGATGGACATGGACCGCTGGGCCAAATGCGCGGGGCTGCCGACGGACGAACAGCTATCTAAATGGCCGTTGTGGCTCGGCATCGACCTGTCGAACAAAATCGACATCTGCGCCGCGGTAAAAACATGGCTGTCGCCTGATGGCCACACGTACTCCAAATATAAATTCTGGATCCCGGAGGGGCGGCTTGAAACGGCCCCGAACCATATCGCCGAGCTTTACAGGAAATGGTCGGCGGAAGGACACCTGGAGTTGACCGACGGTGACGTTATCGACCACGGCTATATCAAGGCCGAGGTCCAGGCCTGGGTGAAAGGGGAGAGCCTGCGGGAAATCGCCTTCGACCCGTGGAGCGCCACGCAGTTCAGCCTGGCGCTGGCCGACGAGGGGCTACCGCTGGTGGAGGTGGCACAGACGGTAAAAAACCTGTCCGAGTCCATGAAAACGGTGCAGGCGGATATCTACGGCAGCAAGTTCCACCATGACGGCAACCCCGTCATGACGTGGATGATGTCCAACGTGACTGTCAAGCCCGACAAAAATGACAACGTCTTTCCGAACAAGTCCACGCCGGAAAACAAAATCGATGGACCGGTGGCGCTCTTTACTGCGAAAAGCCGCCTGATCGTCAATGGAGGTGATAAGCCGGACAACAGTGCATTCTTCGACGATCCGATAATGATAGGTGTCTGATGAAATCCAATAAACAACCCGGGCGCGTAAAAAGCGCCCTTTTAAACTGGCTAGGTGTTCCCATCAGCCTGACGACCGGCGACTTCTGGCAGGAGTGGATGGGGACGAGCAGCAGCGGTAAAACGGTGTCGGTCGATAAGGCCATCAAGCTTTCTGCGGTGTGGGCCTGTGCCAGGCTGTTGAGCGAATCCGTGTCTACGCTGCCGCTCAAGGTGTACCGGCGTCAGGCCGACGGTTCACGAATACTGGCACAGGATCATCCGGCCTATCGCGTTCTCTGCCGACAGCCGAATGCAGAAATGACGCCATCACGATTCATGCTGATGGTAGTGGCCAGCATCTGTCTGCGGGGGAACGGCTTTATCGAAAAGCTTATGATCGGTAACAAGCTGGTGGGCCTCAATCCTCTGCTACCACAGAACATGGTGGTAAAGCGGCTGGATAACGGGCAACTGGAATATACCTACACCGACAAATTCGGCAAGCGGGTCATACCGGTTAAAAAAATCATGCACATTCGCGGGTTCGGCCTTGATGGTGTCTGCGGCATGTTGCCGATGATGGTCGGGCGCGACGTGATTGGCTCGGCCATGTCCGTCGAGGAATCGGCGGCCAAGATATTCGAGAACGGGATCCAAAACTCCGGTTTCATCAGTGCGAAAACGGCCTTGAACGAGGACCAGCGCGGCAGGCTAAAGACAAATCTCGGGGCCTTTGTCGGCTCGAAAAATGCCGGGAAGGTCATGGTGCTGGAAGGTGACCTGTCCTATCAGGGCATTACCATGAACCCCGAAGCCGCACAGATGCTGGAAAGCCGTTCATTCAGCATCGAGGAGATTTGCCGCTGGTTTCGCATCCCGCCGTTTATGGTGGGGCATGCAGACAAGCAGAGCAGTTGGGCGTCGAGTGTGGAAGGCATGAACCTGCAGTTCCTGACCAATACGCTGCGTCCGCTGCTGGTCAATATCGAGCAGGAAATCGCGCGCTGCCTGCTTGACGGTGACGAGGATTATTTTGCCGAATTCTCGGTTGAAGGTTTGCTTCGCGCCGACAGCGCAGGGCGAGCAGCTTACTACACCACGGCGTTGCAAAATGGCTGGATGTCACGCAATGACGTGCGCAGGCTGGAAAACATGGCGCCGATTGAGGGCGGCGATATTTATACTGTGCAGCTTAATCTGACGCCGCTCGAAGACCTCAAGCAAAACAGCCTCGCAGCACGGGCCAAAGTCATTCAGGAAGTACACGCCAGCGTGTTCCCGGACATACCTATCGAACAATCACCGCTTAAACAAGCGGCCTAGGAGCATCTCCCATGACAATAAAAAGTCTTCCGGCAGCGCCGGAGGGGCGGCCCTTTGCGCGTGAAAAACGCGACTTGCCGTCTTCCGCAATGGAGCGCTGGAACGGCGGCATTAAAGCAGCCAAACCGGACGATAACAGCATTTCCATCTTTGACGTGATCGGTGCCGATTATTGGGGCGACGGCGTGACGGCCAGCCGCATTGCCGGTGCGCTGCGCGGTATGGGCGGAGCCGACGTAACGGTGAACATCAATTCGCCGGGCGGCGATATGTTCGAAGGGTTGGCGATTTACAACCTGCTCCGTGAATACGACGGCAAGGTAACGGTCAAGGTGCTGGGCCTCGCGGCGTCGGCGGCGTCGATTATTGCGATGGCCGGTGATGACGTCCAAATCGGGCGGGGGGCTTTCCTGATGATCCATAACTGCTGGGTATATGCGATGGGCAACCGGCACGATTTTGCTCAAATCGCGTCTGAAATGGAGCCTTTTGATAAGGCTATGAGTGACATCTACTCAGCCCGCAGCGGCCTGACCAGTGATGAAATAGATAAAATGATGGATGGCGAAACCTATATCGGCGGCAGCGATGCGGTAGATAAAGGGTTTGCTGACCGTCTTTTATCTGCTGATGAAATCAGCAGCGAAGATGACAGCCCATCAGCCGCTCTACGCAAGCTTGATGCCATATTGGCAAAAGCTGATACACCTCGTTCTGAGCGTCGAAAACTTCTTAAAGCCTTAACTGGCGGCAAGCCTGGCGCTGCTGCCGAGCATGAAGGTACGCCGAGCGCTACCGATGAAATAAACCCTGAAAACCTCATAACTCTTGAAAACGCGCTGGCCGCGTTCGGCAAATAAGGAAACACCATGTCTGAAGTAAACGAAATTCTTAAGAAAGTCACCGCCAGCATTGAAGAGGCAAACGGCAAGTTCAGTGCGAAAGCCGAAGAGGCATTGGCTGAGGCCAAAAAGTCTGGAATCCTTTCTGCCGAAACGAAAACCGCTGTTGATAAGATGGCCTCAGAATTTAACGCATTACGTGAAGCTGAGAAAACCCTCAAAGCAGCATTCGGCGAATTGGAACAACACGTTGCTCAAATGCCTCTCAGCAGTGCAAAAAGCGTCATTGAAAGCGTTGGACGTCAAGTCATATCGGCTGAAGCACTGAAAGATTTCGCGGCCAGCATTCAGGGCAATAAGCGCCTGAGTGTGCCAGTGAAAGCTGCGCTGTTAACCGTCAACGTGCCTGGGCAGATTGTGGCACCTCAGCGTTTGCCTGGGATCGATACTGCACCAAAGCAGCGCCTCTTCATCCGTGATCTGATTGCGCCAGGCACAACCGAATCCAATACCATTTACTGGGTGCAGCAAACTGGATTCACCAACAATGCGGCGGCTGTAGCGGAAAATACAGCGAAGCCTTACAGCGATATCGTTTTCGCTGAAAAAATCACGCCAGTTCGTACTATTGCCCATATGTTCAAAGCATCGAAGCAGATCCTGGATGATTTCTCTCAGTTGCAGTCCACCATTGATGCTGAATTGCAGTACGGCCTTAAGTACGTCGAAGAGCAGGAAATTCTCTTTGGTGATGGTACCGGCGCCCATCTGGACGGCATCATCCCGCAGGCAACGGCTTATGCTGCAGCCTTCGATGTTGCCGAACAAAATGGCATTGATGACCTGCGTCTCGCTATGCTGCAAGCACAGCTTGCGCGCTTCCCGGCATCCGGTCATGTTCTTCACTTTATTGACTGGGCAAAGATTGAGTTGACGAAAGATTCACTGGGCCGCTACATCCTTGCAAACCCAGCTGCACTAACCGGCCCAACGCTTTGGGGATTGCCAGTTGTGGCCACTGAGTTTGCCGCCTTCCAGGGTAAGTTCCTGACGGGTGCATTCAACGCTGGCGCGCAGATCTTCGACCGTGAAGAGTCTAACGTTGTGATCTCTACTGAGAACGCCGACGACTTCGAGAAAAACATGATCTCGATCCGTTGTGAAGAGCGTCTTGCCCTAGCGGTTAAACGCCCTGAAGCGTTTATTTATGGCACCTTCACTGCACCGGCAGCTACTTAAGCTATTCGGTAAGTGCGTAATCACCTAAAGCGGCCGTTTGGCCGCTTTTTTGTTAGGAGTGTCCTGTATGAAATTAGTAGCCAAAAAGCCTATTTATCTCCGGGGCGAAGTTGTCCTTGCCGAAAAAAGCTTTGACACCGACGAGCAGCATGGCCGCGAGTTGATTAAAAAGGGCTATGCAGCGCAGTTTGTTGAGCCTGATGTTATTGACGAAGCCAAGGCAGCAGCGGAAGCCGAAGCCAAAGCAGCAGCGGAAGCTGAAGCATCTAAGAAAAATAAGGCCAGACCATGATTGATCTCGATACCGCTAAAAATCACTGCCGGGTTGAGCTTGATCTGACAATTGATGATCCGCTTATCGAAATCTATATCGGGGCAGCGCAAAGGCATGTTGAAAACTGGACGCGAAGAAAGCTTTATCAAACGATTACCGATCCCGGCTATGAAACCGACCCGGATCACCTATTGCTTGATGACGACATTCGCACCGCCATGCTTCTGTGTATTGGCCACTGGTATGCAAATCGTGAAGGGGTAGTTGTTGGTCAGGTCGGCACGGCTTTACCACTGGCTGTTGAAGCTCTTCTTCAGCCACATCGAATTTATGGGCTCTAAGTAAACTAGGGGGATTTATGGCCTGTTCTGGCTGTGAACGCCGCCGCGAGTGGCTAAAGAAGTGGAGAAAAATTGCCTATGAACGAGCAACAGGTAAGCCAACTGCTGGAGGCGATGAAAAGCCAGACAGCAGCAATGAACCGCCTGGCGGAATCGAACGAAACGTTAGTGGCGCTGATCGTCCAGAATCTTGAAGATAGTGGAGACCTTGAAACAGAAAGCACCGGGCCAACCTATCTTAGCGGCGCGCCGGCAAGGGGATGATATGCAGGCTGGTAAACTTCGTCATCGTGTGTTGCTGCAAATTCCGGTTAATTTACAAGATCCAGAATCTGGGGCCGTCACTCCGAGTTGGCAAGATGTCAAGTATCTCTGGGCCGAAGTCACACCATTATCTGTAAGGGAGTTTATTGCCTCCCAGGCAGGACAGAGTGAAATTTCTGCCCGAATAAAAATACGGCGCCGCAGTGACATAACGTCAAAACATCGCCTCATTTTCCGTAACCAAATTTATAACATCGAAGGTGTTCTTCCAGACCCTGAAAGCGGACTTGAATATCTCACATTACCTTGTTCTGAGGGGGTGAACGATGGCTGATGGCATAGAGTTTTCGCTTATAGGTCTCGATAGTCTCTTGGGTAAACTGGAGGGCATAAGTCAGGATCTGAAGAAGAAAGGCGGGCGGTTTGCCTTACGGAAGGCGGCTAACGTATTTGCCGAAAAAGCAAAAGTGAATGCCCAGCGGGTGGATGACCCTCATACCGGGCGTAGCATTGCCGATAACATAGCCGTCAGGTGGAACGGAAAAGTGTTCAAAACCACCGGTGATCTGGGCTTTCGGGTCGGCGTTCTGCATGGTGCCGTGTTAAAAAACCATCCAGATAAAGCCAAAAATGCCCCGACGCCACACTGGCGATTGCTGGAGTTTGGCACAGAAAATATGAAGGCTCAGCCCATAATGAGGCCAGCCATAGCATCTGGTGCCAGAGAGGCTATTAATACTTTCGTCGTAGAATATGAAAAGGCGATTGATAGAGCCCTCGCACGAGCCCAGAAAAAAGGAGGTTCATCGTGATTGCGCCTATTTTCTCGGTATGCTCAGCATCCGCAGCCGTAACCGCATTGCTTGGCAATTCCCCGGTGCGTATTTATCCGTTTGGCCTCAAGGATGATGCTGTCATTTATCCGTATGCCGTATGGCAAAACGTCGGCGGCGCGCCGGAGATGTACCTCGGAACGACGCCAGACTTTGACAGCTTTTCGCTTCAGGTAGACGTCTACGCGGAGACCGTGACTTCTGCAACAACCGTCGCCAGGGCATTGCGAGATGCTATTGAGCCTTACGCGTACATCACACGATGGGGCGATCAGGACAGAGACCCTGAAACAAAACGTTATCGCTACTCATTCGACGTTGACTGGATAGTTAAGCGTTGAATATCGACACATTAACCCACCGGCTAAAGCCGGTTTTTTTATGCCCGGAGAATGCCCATGTCTGTTGTGACGCAAGGTACCCAATTATATGTGCTCGCTGACGGTGTCGTCAGTGAGATTGAATGCATCACCGGCTTCACGCCTGGAGGTAACCCAGCTGACCAGATTGAAGATACCTGTCTTAGCGAGCGAAACACCCGGACCTATAAAAAAGGTTTGCGTACGCCCGCACAGGCATCTGCAACGCTCAACGCGGATCCTGTTAATGCAAGCCACATCAAGCTGCATACGCTGGCTGAGTCTGATGACCAAACGGATTTAACGTTTGCCGTAGGCTGGGCGGATGGTACGGCAATTCCTACCGTGGCCGCTGAAGGCGCTGCGGGTGCGGTCGATGGATTAGTACTGCCGGACTCTCGCACATGGTTTGTTTTCAAAGGCTATGTTGCAGACTTCCCGTTTGATTTCCAGGCGAATACGGTGGTGACTACGACGGCCTCTATTCAGCGCTCTGGTGCTGCTGTCTGGGTGCCAAAAGCGCAGACTGCCTGATCCTCTACTTCAGGGGCATCACTGCCCCTTAATTAAATTCAAGCGAGAGAAATGTAATGAAATTGTCCCTGAAAACATTAACCACAACCGGTGCATTCACGGGTCGCCCGGTGGAAAAAGAAATCACCTGGAAGCAGGGAGAAGAAGAATTCAAAGCAACAACATTTATTCGCCCGCTGGGATATCACTCGGCCAAATCTGACCTGATGGCTTTCGGCGGTAAAATCGATAGCGTGGCGGGGCGCATTGCCGCGTCTGTTTGTGACGAGGAAGGCCATGCAGTTTTCACGCCTGAAGATATCACCGGTGAAGCAGATCCTGAGCGCGGCGCTTTAGATGGCGCACTGACGATTGCACTGTTGGTGGCTATTCAGGAGGTAAACGACCTGGGAAAGGCGAAGCACTAACCGCGGAAGATGAAATCTGGTGTGAGTTGGTGATGAATGGCATAGGCGGCCGGACCATTGCTGAAGCACAGGAAAGGCTAAGCCTGGCGGAGTTCTGGATGTGGGTTAAATACCGTAATAAGTATGGCACCCTTAATCCAATGATGCGCACAGAATGGGGTTCGGCGCTGGTGGCCAGCGTTATCGCTAATGTAAACCGTGAAAGAAACGCAGCCCCTTTCAAGGTCAGTGATTTTGCACCGCACATTGAAGATCCGGCAGATACGCAAGGCATCACGCTCGCTCAGGCAATGAAAGAGTGGTGTTAATTATTTCATTTTTTGTTACATTCCTTGATGAATTGCTTTTTAAATTATTACGGGAAAAGTATATGAAATGGTTATGTGTTTTTGTCCTGTGCTTTCTAATTTCTGGATGTGCCAATAAAATAGATTATAACAAGGCTTCGTTAAATTTATCTTTGGGTATGACTAAAGCTGAAGTCCAGCAAATTATGGGGCCACCGAGAAGAACGGATGTTAATTCCGAAAGAGAGCGCTGGATTTATTGGAATCCTGTTTTAATAGGTTTTACCCCTATAGATAATGAACAATTAGCACAAGATCGTTTGGTTGTGACTTTTGTCAATAACAAAGTAACTAAGTGGGGAAAACAAACTATTGCTGATGACATAAATGAGAACACTCAAAAAATTTATCAAAGCGCATTCCAAAAGCCTCAGCAGCAATAAATTTATTCAATCAATTAAACCTCGCTACGGCGAGGTTTTTTTATGCCTGGAGTTTATATGGCCAGCAAATCGCTCGGTACTTTGACATTAGATTTGATCGCTAAAGTTGGTGGTTTTGTTTCTGGAATGGATCAAGCCGAGCGATCATCAGAAAAGTGGCGCAAACAAGTTGAAAAAGATGCTGAGGCTGTTGGCGCGGCTATCGGTAAAACTGCCGTGGCGATTGCAGCGGCTGTGGTTGGTGCGGGCCTTTCTGCTTTAGCTATAACTAAAAGCGTGTCTGAATCAGTGGTTGAAACTGATCGATGGGCAAAGTCATTAGGCATTAGCACTACTGAACTTCAGAAATGGCAATATGCCGCGACTCAGGCGGGTTTATCTGGCGACAACATTGCAGATATTTTTAAAGATCTGAACGATAAAATTGGTGATGCAGCACTCAATAAAAGCGGAGAAGCGGCGCAGGCGCTTGATACCCTGGGCTTATCGGCAAAGAAGCTACAAAATATCTCTCCTGATAAGCAGCTGCTGGCAATAGCAGATGCGATGAAAGGTATGAACGTCGCTCAGAAAACAACGATATTTGAAGCCTTGGGAAATGATCTATCAAAAATGATCCCATTGCTCGATAACGGCGCTCAAGGGTTTCAAAAGCTTGCCAAAAAGGCGACTGATTCAGGCCTTGCATTGCCGCAGGAGGATATTGATAAGCTAATAAAGTTCAACTCATTTATTCAGGATATTGAGGTTTCTGTTGATGGCCTCAAAAATAAAATTGCGGTTGGTCTGGCAAATGCCGATCTGTCACCTTTGAAAACAGCACTGGATAATATCCAAAAAGTTTTAACATCACCGGATGTTCTTCAGGGGCTTGTTAATCTGGTCACTGAAAGTTCTAAATTGGTGGGCTGGTTTATTCAAGGGGCCGCTGCTCTTGGCGACTTTGCGAAAATTGCTGGTGTTAAAGTAGCCGAACTCGGCGGTAACCTTGACGTTAAAAACATAGATCAAGTTACGGCTCGAATGAAAGTCCTGCAAAAGCAGATCGACGACACGAACAGTGGAAGTCACGACTTTGGACGCGGGATCGAAAGTTTTCTAACTGGGAAAGATTTCCATGTCGGTGATGCGGAAGAAGAACTTAAGCGATTAAGTAAGATTCGCGATGAACTAGTCAAGCCTAAATCTATAGTCCTGCCTACAGGATCAGCGACGGTAGACTCATCTCTTAAGAAAAAGAGCTACAAGCTCGACGACGGGGATAGTAACCAGAAGAAAACAAAAGCCCCCAAAGACCCTTTGGTATCGGCCTATGAAGACCGAATGAATGCGCTTAAACGCGCTGCTGCATTGGTTGACACTACAGGTAAGAAAGAAAGCGATATTACTGAGCTGCAAAAAATAAATTACGATATTCTTGATGGGAAATTATCTAAACTTAATGATACCCAAAAAGAAAATCTAAGATTAGCAGCCAAAGAATTAGATTCCAAAAATGCATTAAAAAAAGCCAATGAAGATAATATTGCTGTTCAGGAGTTTTCTGCAAATTTAGCCAAAGAAAATGCAAATGTTAGGCAAGGTTTGAATGTTGAGTTTATCGGAGCCGGTATGGGCTCTGAGGCAAAAGCACGAATGCAGGAGTTGGTTAGCGTACAGCAAGAATTTCAGGATAAGCAGGCCGATCTCCAATCCCAGCATAATAAAGGTCAGATCAGTGGCTCTCGTTACGATGCTGAAACAAAGGAATTACGTAAGGCTCTTGAAGAAAGACTGCAAGACTATAAAAAATACTGGGAACAACAAGATAAGCTTAAAGATGATTGGCAGAAGGGAGCACTTGATTCTCTTAAAGATTACACCAAATCTGCGCAAAACTATAATCAGCAAGCCGCTGATGCGGTATCTAGCATATTGCAATCTGCTACAAGCAGCCTTGCCGAAAACATCACGAATGTTATCAGTGGAACGGAATCATTAGGTGATGCGTTTGTAAACGTCGGACAAGCTATTCTTAATTCAATTGTTAATGCTTTAGCACAGATGGCAGCACAGTGGTTAATTAATCAGGCGCTAATGGCTACGCTGGGCGCAAGTGCAACGGCTGCAAGCATAGCTCAAGCTTCTGCATTAGCGGCAATCTGGGCACCCGCCGCCACAGCAGCATCTATAGCAACTCTTGGTGGAGCAGCTATTACAGGTACTGTTGCAAATGCCTCTGCGATGGCTGCAGGTCAGGCTTTGTTCGGTATGGCTCACGATGGCTTGGACTCTGTTCCGCAGACGGGTACCTGGTTACTGCAAAAAGGTGAACGCGTCACTACTGCCAATACCTCTGCAAAATTGGATGCGACGCTAGACCGCGTGAACAAAAGCTCGAATACGGGTGGCGGAAATGTTTACTCCCCAACCATTCCCATCAGCATTAATGGTAATCCATCCGATGCAACCATCGAACTTACCCGCAAAGCGGCAAAACAGGGGGCTATCGATGGTTACAACATGGTGACACGCGACTTACAAAAAGGCACCGGCAATGTGCACGCCAGCATAACGTCAAAATATGACACGAAGAGGAGGGCTAAATAATGTCGATTACCACCAATATTGACTGGCCCCAACTCCTGAAATGCACACTTTTGCAGGACGGTTACTCTTTGTCTCCCGTTAGTCCGCTATTGCGAACTGATTTAAATAGCGGTCGTGCCCGCCAAAGGCGGAAGTATCTGTCAACGCCGATGGAAGTTAACCTGAATTTCATGTTCACCCCAGGGCAATACATGCTGTTCGAAGGTTTTTATCACTACCAGCTTAATGATGGTGTTGCCTGGTTCAATATGCCTCTCATCCTTTCGACGGGTGATGATAATTACGTCACGAGATTCAAAGATATTTATACCGAAGCAGATGTTCAGTCTGGGGTGAGTTGCTGGAAGCTCTCGGCCACGCTTGAGGTATGGGTGAGGCCGGTCATCGATCCAGACTGGAGTGAAATTCTTCCTGATTATCTCGCGGGTGCTGACATCTTTGATGTCGCAATGAATAGGGAGTGGCCTCTCAATGTCGATAATTGACCGACTTTATGCCAGCGGCGGTGATGAGGTCATTCTGGATACTCTGGAAATAAGAATCGGGGATCAGCAGTTCAATTTGATTGAGGCGTATGAGGACATTGTTTTGGGTGGTGTCACTTATACAGCCTGTGCCATGGACCTCTCACTTCCAGAACGTAGCACGGAAGGCGCGCAGGATATGGAGTTCACCCTGGGTAATATCACGGGCGAAGGTTCTGCAGCAATTCGTGCCGCGCTAGAAGAGTTAACCGAGGCAGCGGTGACCTTCAGGCGGTTCACAAGTGACGATTTGAACACGCCTGCTGAAACGCCATACACCATGACGCTTAAGACCGCAGACTGGACCAACCTCCAAATCAAATTGACTGCTTCATTCATGAATGTGCTGGATATGGCCTGGCCGCGCCTGCGTTACGTGTTGAGCAAATTTCCGGGGCTTCGTTATTTATGAATTTTGATAAATATCAGTCTGTTCAATATACAGAGGCGGGTCGGAATTTCCCTTTGCTGGATTGCTATGGCCTGGTGCTGGAAATTCGCCGAGATCTGGGGCTTGAGGCGTGGCCAGAATACGATGGGGTAACGCATCAAGACAATGGGGTCGCGGTACACGTTAAAAAATTGACGTCCCAGCTTGTACCCTGCGATCCATTGCCTGGCGCTATCGTTCTGGTCACAAGGCGCGGCGTAGTCGATCACGTTGCCGTGGTGGTTAAGGATGGGCCGTTGTTGTGTGTCGCTGAATGTAATCCGGGTAGTAACGTAGTCATTCAGCCGCTTGGCCGGTTCATGAGAAAAAATACCAAACTGGAGTTTTGGACATAATGACAATTCTGGTTTTTACCTCAATCCTCGCAGAAACGCCCTTTGAAGAGCATCAACATGGGCAGACGACGCTTCATGAATGGTTGTGCTCGATGAGTGAAAAAGCACGCCAGGGCGCAGAGCCGCGATTTTTCATCACGATTGAAGGTAAACGCATTGCTCCAGAGGATTGGGCGCTAAGGGGGATTAAACCAGAGGATATCGTGCGGATTTACCCAACGCCTCACGGTGGTCTCGGCAGCATCATAGGCAAAGTTTTCGGATTTATTGGCACGCTACTCGGCGCAAAAGTTGCGACGGCGGCCACCACGACCACCGGAAAAACGTTAAGCACGTCAAACACGGCCAAAGCAAATAGTGCGGCATTGGGAGACCCCATTCGCGAAGTTTTTGGAAAAATGCGCGTTTATCCGGATTACGTGGTCGCGCCGCGCAGCCGGTTTAGTGCTGACGATCCGAGCGTTTTTTACACCAACCTTTTCCTCTGCATTGGTGCCGGTAAATATGCGTATGCAGAGGGCGATATCAGGATTGGTGATACGCCTATTAGCTCCTTTGGGGACGATGTTACCTTTGCATCATATGAGCCGGGTGCTGATGTCAGTGGTGATGAACGCTCAGAGAATTGGTACGTATCCAGCGAGGTTGGAGGTACCAATACTTCAGACGGGCTGGACATGGGGACAACTTCACCAGAATCTGATGAGTTGTCCGCCGACAGTGCCAGTGCTTCTGGAAATGCAATAACGTTCAACGGTGTCGTGGTCACTAACAGTGACGACGATGATGACGATGACGACGATGTTTATAAATTGCCTGCATCATGGACCGTTGGGTCATCGCTGGAAATAAAAATTCCGGATTCGTTCACGGTCACCACGGACGGTAATTATTCACGAATAGCCAGCGACTCGATCAGCGAAATAGCCCCGTACGTGGGTATGCCGGTGACGCTCAATTATAACGGCTCGGACTATGCTTTATGGATTGCAGACTACCAGCCTCATGCCGATACGCCTGACGTGATCACCGCCTCCATTACTTTCGCCTATGACAGCGCTACCGGCACCCCTTTTGGCGGTATCCCAAACGGACAACAGCGTTTATCGGTTGCTCATCGGGGTAACGAATACAAGATATTAACTATTGATGGCGTGACGATTACGGTCGGGCGGTTGCTGGAAGGAGCCGGTGACGTTGATACTACCTGGCCGGGTTTTACTTCGCGTACGGCTTTGGACTTCTCCGCCTCCGGCGTCAATGATTCAGATCTCTGGCTGGGTCCGTTTCTTGCGACTCCTTCAAACGAAACCACAAACTATTTTGAAGTTAATTTTTCATTCCCGTCTGGTCTCGTTGAATTTGATAAGAAGGGGGGGAAGAACGACAAAACTGTTGAGTATGAAATTCAGTATCGCGTTTATGGAAGCGATGCGGGATGGACATCAAAAACGGGTTCTGTGAATAACAAAACGATAGATGGATGTGGTTATACGATAGGTGTTTCCCTGCCAGCGCAGTCTCTCATTGAGGTAAGGTGTCGCAGGACGAATGAGCAAGGATCGGGAAATGCCAGAGACTCGATGTATTGGCAATCTCTGCAGGCTCGATTGCAAAACCGGCCAGCGCGTTACAATGATGTCTCAACGATTGCCCTGAAGGTAACTGTCGGCGGTCGCTTATCCGCTCAATCAGATCGAAAGGTGAATGTCACCCCAACCCGCAACTACGACACGGGCAATACCCGGAGCGTTTCAGCAGCATTTAAGCACCTGGCTAAATCAGCGGGCATGGCGAGTTTTGACACGGCGACCGTAGACGCTCTGGAGTCAGCCTACTGGACACCCCAGGGGATCAAATTTGATTATATCGCCGATGATGACAAGGCATCCGTTAAAGACGTTCTTGATATTATCGCCGCCGCTGGCCGTGGGTATTTTACGATATCCAACGGCGAAGGTACCGTGGGGCTGGACATCGCCAAATCGTGGACAGGGATCATTACGCCGCAGGAAATGACCGGCTCACTGAGAACCGTGGCCACGGCACCGACGTCGGATGATTACGATGGTGTTGATGTCACATATACCTCGGCGGTGACCTGGGCCGATGAGGTGGTTCAATGCAGGATGCCAGGTGCGGATACTGCCGTTAAGGTGGAGTCGGTAAACGCTGACGGGATCACTGACCAGGACAAGGCCTATCAGTTCGGTATGCGCCGGTTAATGAAGCATCGACGGCAGCGACTGACCCACAGCTGCACGACGGAAATGGACGCGCTTAATTATGAATTCGGGGACCGAATTATATTGGCTGATGACATTCCGGGGATGAAAACTATCACGGCACTGGCCGAGTATTTTACCGTGGAAAGCGGGGTGACTACGCTTTACGTTTCAGAACCGCTGGACTGGAGCTTTACAAATCCTCGTGTGGTCCTGAGGACGCAGACTGGCCAGCCAACCGCTTTACTTGTTCCAACCCGAATTAATGACACGACGTTCACAATATCGGGTGATTACAGCTATGACCTGGACCCCAGCATAGAACCTATAAGGGTCCTTTTCTGCGACAGTAGCCGCGTAGGTTACAGCGCGGTTGTGTCAAAAATAGCGCCCAACGCCGATGGAACCTGTGACGTAAACGCCGAGGAATATCGAGAGGAATACTATCTTTACGATAACCAATCTTACCCCGGCGATGTCGCCTGAATAAATAACCCGCTTCGGCGGGTTTTCTTTTTTAATGAGGCCAGCATGTCCAAATATAAGACCGGTAACCCGCTGGGGTCTACTGCTGCAAAAGATTTATACGACAACGCCCAGAATCTCGATGAGCTTCTTAATCATCGACAGCTTGAGTTCTATCCTGACCGACTGGGCGTAGGTCGAAAAACCTATCACGGTATCGAAGTCTCCGCGGAAGAAGCGATAAAAAATATTGGCTGGCAGGAGCTGGGTGATTGGGCAACCGGCATAACCGTGGATACCAGGGCGGACATCATTTATTACGGCGGAAACTGGTACAAATATCTTGGTGTGCTGCCACATACGATCGCCGGAAACTCGCCCACGAATGATGGGGGAGTCTGGTCATCTGCAAACACTAACGGCGTGTGGGCAAATATCGGCGATGCAGCGTTAAGATCGGAAATGGCATTAACAACGGGGTTTGGGCGCATAGGGCAAGTGGCATCCTATGCTGATTTGAAACTGATTGTTCCTCAAATCGCAGGCCAATCCATTCTTTTGAGAGCTTATTACGACGGGTGGGCGGCACAGTCTCAGTTCCCACAGGGGGGCGGTGAGTTTGTTGCGCTAAACGGAGCTGCGACAGATGACAACGGCACGAAGGCCGTGGTTAACGAAAACTGGTACTGGCAGCGCGTGGTGCAAGGCCACCTCACTCCTGAGATGTTCGGGGCGGATGGTTACTCAAACCATGATGCGGCGCCGAGGCTGCAGATGGCCATGAACGCCGCGCGGGACTACGGGTTTAACAAGGTTGTGGGCAGCGGTACCTACCTGATGAACTCCGGCGTCACAATCCCGGCAGGGCTTAAAGCCAGCCCGAACGGCGGGGACTCCCGCTTTGGCTTCTATCTTGACCTGAACATTGTGATCGTAAACGCCGCCGCGTGGGATGCCGTCCCTGATAAATGGTGGGAAGCGACCCCGGTGTTTGCACCGGCAGATAATCTGGAGAACGCACACATCCGGATAGAGGAATTTGACGGGGGCGGCAAAGCCACCTGCTACAGCACGAAGAATAAGAGCTGCAGCACAACCGATTTTTACGTCGGGCTGATGAGCAACCACGTCATTGGCTATCGCAACTGGGGGCCGGTAACATCTCAAGGTACGATGAGCTATATCCGCGGCCGGTACTGGCATAAGGGATACATCGGTGTTCATTTAGGCTCCGGTGAAGGCGGGATGAACTCTGAGTGCCACAACGTAGACGTTCAGTGGTTCGCCGAGCATAGATTCTGGGGCGTCAGCCTGCAGGACCGCACGCAGTACTCGCATATCAAAGGCGGGACTTACGACTTTAACGGCAAATGGATGTCACGACTGACGTTAACCGATATTTCGGCGGATACCGGAACTGAAATAGAATTCGGTGATGCCCTGTCCAACGGCACCAGCACGCACTATGCGATGTCATCGGTGATGAATGACCAGGGTACCGCAATTGGCGGAACAGGGGAGAAGTGCATATTCATTGCTGAATGGTCCAATATCATGAACGGCAGCTCAGATTTTGCTGTGGGCCAAACCGTTACCTGTAATGGATGGTCCGCTAAAATATCCGGCATCCAGGTCTGTACGGACAAAGAGCCGTTCATCTACTTCGATATCGTCGTGGACAACCGCTCAGGGGATTTCTCCAAGGCAACCATCACGCCGAGCTATGCCGGTGGCATACACGGGCATAACCTGCATTCGAGCGTCTCGTTAACGAACAATTCCACGACGACGGTTGAAGCGGTCAATATCAAAGGGCTAGGTATCGCCACCGACTACACCACGATGGCGCTGTATGTGAAAAATATATTGGGCTATGTGCCGTTCGCAGCTGTTAGGGCAGACGGTATTACGTGGAACCTGCCGCACAAAATGGCTGGCCAGCAGATCAACGGTTACGTTAACCAAGCAAACGCTGTCAACGGGACACCGATAGTGATTGCAGGCTTCGGTGGAGCTGCGAGCGACCTAACCCCTGATGTCTATGAAATCTTCGTAGCCAGTAGCCAGCCGGGAACTGAAGGGTGGGCGATGGTGACTGTAACGACAACACAGTGCCGGGTGGCGGTGAACAATGCTACGGCACTAGGTTTTGCGGTAGACCCCAATAACCCGTTGCAAATCACCGCGGTAACGTCAGGTACGGACGCCGTGCTGTCCATCCATATAACAAAGAGGTAACACATGTCTAACTATTTAGCGGGTAGCTACTCTGTGAAGGATGCGGAACCAGATGCAAACGGGCTGCCAACAGCCCACATGCAGGAAGGCTGCTATGCCTATCTGACAAAAATAGCTGTCGATACCAAGTACCCCGTATTCTACACCATGCAGTTTGATGTCTTCTCTGATGCAGCCAGTCAGAATAACATCTTCAGCATTTGCGGTGTCTTGCTCCCTGTGATAGCCGATGAAACGGATGATGACTGCGAACTTCGGGCGCTTGAGAGATTCCAACTAAATTATGCTCAGAGAATGAGCGTCGTCACGGAGGAACCCACAGCAAGTTAATTCCTCAGATCTTCAGTGAAATAATTAACACTTTATTGGATCAACGGGGGGTAGGTCGGAATGGTTAAAAAAATTAACGTCACCATATTAAGAAATTTTGTAACCTCAAAAGGGGATTTTGCAATTTGACTTTGGGAGTGTCACAATTATTTGAAGCTTTCTCAATCAGTTGGACTTAAGTTTGGATACTACAGAACAATTAAACGGAACCTACTTTTACGCCGGACGCGAAAACCTGACAGCTGGTGGCTTATTCTTTATGGTTTTCTGTGAGCAAGTCGCCGACCAGCTTGGCTTCGATGATATCGGGGCTATTGCAGCAATGTTATCGGGAAGAAATGCCTTAACTACCAGAGCGAAACCTAAAGAAGCTCTCAAAGGCACGTCCTATGCCTCTGTTTATGCCAGGAAAGTCTTCGGTAAGCGAAAGTTCCCTTTCGGAAGGGCTTTGCCTACATGGATTGGAGGTTATACGCCTTGGACTGTTAAAAGGAGGATGGTTTCTAATATTGGAACTTGGGTTGGTAGGACTATTCCGCTTCTTGGGGAGATAATCCTCGCAAAAGACGTGGCGGAAATAAGCTATTTTAGCGTGGTAAGATATAACCATATTGCGAGAAAGGAGGACCGGATATGGTAGATCAAATAGAAAAGCGGATCCATGAGCTAATAACCCCCTATAACCCGCGCCGCTGGCTTACCAACAAAAGGGCTCCTCTCAATGGTGAAACATCTCTGAATATGACGATAGAGATGGACGAAGAAGAGGCTTACGAGCTGCTAAATGAGATATTTGATGAATTTGGTATGAGCATAGAAGATATCAATTTTTTTGCCTATTTTCCAAAAAGCCTTAAGCGTAAAGACATGGATAAACCACTGACGGTTAACATGCTGGTGGAGTCAGCAAAAGTAGGAAAGTGGCTATACGAATGATGGTTATTGATAGGGAATACCGCCGGTTAGGTATCTCGGCGGGTGTCGATGTGGGTTACAAAGATAAATAGCATAAGTGTGGTTGTTTTTTTATTACCTGAAGATTTAAAAGATTGGTCACCAACGTCCACTGACCACGCTTGCTGACCCCACGGTCCTTAATAAGGTCTGCTTCGTGCCCAGGCTGTGTGAAAACTGCTGATCACTTTTTGGTCTAAGCAGTGGCTTTATATGATCAACAATTCTTGATAAACCCATGCAGCAACCTACTTTATTTAATAAAATTATAAGCATACGATTAAATATTGCGGGTGCAGATATGACTCACCACATTAAAGGTCAAGGCAGACATCAGGTGACATTGCTCCCTGTTGTTCTCTATATGGCAGCTTTAATAAGACATTTTTGTTCGAACTTCTGCTTCACGCCCTGAGACATTCGACAAGCTTTTTATGGCTTCAGTAAAGGCGAGTGTCGCTCAAACCTGCCGATTAACCACTCATTCAGCAGTTTAAAATTCTTTTGTCGAGTAACTTATAATTTTTGATCAGCCAGTCAAGTAAAAGTGATCACCCATTTAGTAAATAAGTGATAGCTGAGCACCAAAAGCCTTCTGCAAAACTAAATTTATTCCTTGTTAATTCAGTTGGTTACAAACTGTTTTTTATACACTTAGTCTGATGCCATTACCGGTTATTTTATCTTTTAATTCAATCAATTAGCATCATTACTTCAGCCTGCTGCTGCGTCATCTGGAATGGTTCGAAGCGGCCGACCTGATTGTGAAGGGAATGGAAGCAGCGATCGCCAAGAAAACCGTGACCTACGATTTCGAACGTCTGATGGAAGGCGCTAAACTGCTGAAATACTTAGAGTTTGGCGACACAATGATCGCGAATATGTAATGGCATCAATTTAACTGCGAAAACGGGAGCCTAAGGGTTCCCGTTTTTTTGCGGCCAGGTCTTTCCCAAAAGTAAAATCAAAATGGTGGGCGTGTTAGGGCAAAATAATACGCGTATCTCCTTTATCTGCTTTAAGCATTTCTCAACATTCAACATTCAACATTCTGCGTTTGTCAGTTATCCACTTTTATTTTATAAGTATTTAAGGCAATGATTTATAAATAGTTTGAATACACGAACATTAAAGTTTTACGGAGGAGCTGCCAGTGGAAATTACCTTAGCGCATCAGGTTCCAGATGATGTAA